AGCGGCGCGGGTCACGTCGACCAGTTGCGCCATCGAGGCCACCTGCGTCTTGCGCTTGGTGTCGTCGGTCAGCATCGTGTAGTGCGCCTCGCTGACCAGTTCGTGCCGGGCACCGACATGGTACTTGCGCACGCTGCGCTCGCTGAAGGTGGCGAGGTTCGAGCAGAAGCCGTCGTAGAGGCCGGTCAACACGTTGGCCCCGCCGTAGCCGACTTCGCTGTCGCTGATGGTGATCGCTGGCGAGAGGCAGCGCACGATGTTGTGCTTGCCGTCACCGAACTTGCCGCCGATGGCCGCCAGTTCGCGCGTTACCTTTTTGTCAACGCACTTGATGTACATCCGCGTGTCGGTCACTTGGCAGGACATGACCTCGACGTCGATGTCGAGCAGCACCGGCAGCAGCGAGGCCGCCATGTCCTCGTACTCCATGTCGGTGCGAAACTTGTCCGACCGGAGCGCGCGCAGCTTGCCGTCCTGCGTGCGGAACAGTTGCTTGGTGGCGTTCTTGGTGAACCACGTGTTGACGTTGTCGGCGAGTAGGCGGGGTTCCTCCGCCAGCATCTTGTCGTAGTAGGGCTTCGGGATGCGGGTGACCTCCGCCAGTTGCGCGTGCCCGATCTTGTTGACCCCGAACTTCATGTCGCCGACGTGGAGGTTGATGTCCTCCCCGGTGGCGACCACCTCCGCGTTCTTCGTGTTGGCGATGAAGTCCTTCTTCGTCTCGGCACGCCGCGCGATTTCTGCGGCGAACTCTTGGATCGAATGGATACCTGCTTTCATGTGACTTGCTCCTGTGCCCCGTGGGGCGTTTTCGGCTTGTCTCTGGGTCACTCCCTGCAGCTTTCAAGGCGTAGCCCGACTTGCCTGACGGCATTATACCGTGGCGAAGAATGTAAGCGCAAGGCTTATTTTAGGGGCTTGCAACTACCTTTGCTTTGGGCTTATACTGTTGGATCACAGGGAGGGATGCCATGACCGCGCAGGTGCTGTCGTTGAAGACCCCGACCGCCAACGCCTTGATTGATCAGGTGAAAGCGGCATGGGACCGGGCCGACGAGAAAAAGGCCGACGCCGACGACTGGTACATCCGCACTGGCAAGCTACTGCTTGAACTGAAGCAGCGCACCGGGCACGGGCAATGGCTACCGACGCTCAAGAAACTGGGACGCAGCCAGCGGCGCGCCCACGAACTGATGGAGTTAGCGGAGGACCCGAAGGCGCTGGAAACGCAGCGCGAACGCAAGCGCGAGCAGGAGCGCAAGGTCAGACGAAATCAGCGCCATGGCGCTGATTTGCCCGAACCTGTCGAGCCTGCCGACGACGAGGGGCAGACCCCGGAGGACCAGTGGCAGAACAGCCTCGCTAACCTGTGCGGTGACGTTCTGGCGATGCAGTCCTACTGGGACAAGCACTTCAAGGGCTGGAAGCATTTCAAATGTCCGTCGCACATCAAGACGCTGGCGAGGGAGGCCGCGACGGAACTGACCTCCCTCACCACAGCAGTCACCGGGCGGTGACAGAAAGCGGGCCATTATGGCACGGAAGACGACGCGGCTCTATTACGGGCTGCACGCCGAGACAGGCAAGCGCCTGTACTGGACGTTGAAAGTGAGGAACTCCACCAAGTCCGTCAAGCTGAACGGCACGGTGGAAGACGCGATGACGGGAGGGGCCGGGGTGTCGATTGGCTGCCACCTGTCCAACACGGCAAAGAACAACAGAGACAAGTTCGGGCACCCAGCCTTCTACATTTCGTTCACAAAAAGCATTGCCTTGGTGGTGACCAAGATCACCAATGGAAGGCCGTCGCATTGCATCCGCTATCGGCACGCCTACGGCAACTACGTTGACCTAAACGACACCGACCCAAGCAAGAGCACCATCAAGAAGCACCCCGAACTGTTCGAGCGGCAGTTCACCTTGGGAGCCTACAAGGAAAGCAAACGCCATTGGCGGCCAGAGTACGGTCGCCGGGAGACTGGGCAGCGCAGCCGGTTCCAGATGGCCAAGGGCGAACTGGCACGCATGAAGAAGGCGGGGCTGGTACAGTTGCCATTGGCTTAACTATTCTGTGCAAATAACCTTTGCGGGGGGCTTACATGCCCCCCGCTATTGCGTTACACTGTCAGCATCAGAACCAAGGAGGGATGCCAATGACCAGTCCGTTCGCCCGCATGGCCGCCGGGATATGCTTCGGCCCGGGTGCCATGACCCGCCTCGACCGGGGGGCCTGCCCCGACTGCGGCGAGGAAAAGCCCATCCGAACCCTGACCACCGAAATCGAGTTGCGCGAGTTTCACATCAGCGGGCTGTGCAAGGCCTGCCAAGACAAAGTCTTTGGGGACCACCGATGACCGCCAAGACCCGCGAAGAGCAGCAGGAGAACTACGCCAAGCGCGCGGCGGCGAAGAAAAAGCGCAAGATCATGCCGAAGGCTGCCAATCAGATGGTCGTGCATCGACCCATGTCCGACGAACAGGCGTTCGTTGCCCTGATCGACCGGGCCGCGCGCGACCCCGAGTTCGACGTGCAGAAGTTTCAGATACTGATGAACGCGCGCGCAGCCGACAAGGCGCAGCGCCAGCGCGAGGCCTTCGCCAAGGCAATGTCCGAGGTACAGGAGAAGCTGGAGCCCGTGCGGCGCGACTGTGAGAACCGGCAGACCCGCTCGCGCTATGCCTCCTACGAGGCGCTCGACCGGGCGATCCGCCCGACCTACACGCAGCACGGCTTTGCGCTGTCGTTCTCGACCGACCCGTCGCCGACGCCTGACAGCATGCGCGTCATCTGCGAGGTGTCGCATCGGGAAGGAGCCTACCGCCAGCACCAGATCGACATACCCATCGTCACCAAGGGACCGCAGGGCAAGGAGGTGATGACGGCAACACACGCTGCCATGTCGGCGAAGACCTACGGCATGCGCGGCCTGCTGACTATGATCTTCAACGTGGCGCTGACCGACGATGACGGCAACGGCGCAGGCAACGGCGGCCCGGTCAGCGACGCGCAACTGCTCGAACTGCAGACCCTGCTGAAACAGTCGCCGCCAATCAACGAGAAGTCGTTCTGCGCCTACATCGGCACCGACGAACTGATCAACCTGCCTGCGAAGAAGTTCGACGAGGCGAAGGACGCGATCATCGAGAAGCGTAGGGGGATGGAGACGCTGTGATGGACGCCGTTACCAAGGTTGAGCAAGGGTCGCCAGAGTGGTTTGCGATGCGATGCGGAAAGGTGACTGCGTCCCGCATCGCAGACGTGATGGCGAAGCCGCGCGAGCCCGGCAAGGGCATGCGCGTGAACTACATGTGGCAGATCGTGGTCGAGCGGCTGACCCGGCAGCCGATGAAGACCTACCAGTCGAAGACCATGGCCGAGGCGCACGAGTGGGAGCCGCTGGCGCGTGCCGCCTACACCTTCCACACCGACCACGCGGTCGAGCAGATCGCCTTTGTCGACCACCTCGACATTCCCCTGTGCGGCTGCTCCCCCGACGGCTTCGTCGGCAGCGAGGGGCTGGTGGAAATCAAGTGCCCCGAACTGACCGCGCACATGGACACCATGCTCAAGGACACGATCCCCAGCGAGTATTTCAAGCAGATGCAGTTTCAGATGGCCTGCACCGGGCGGCGCTGGTGCGACTACGTCTCGTTCAACGCCGATTTGCCAGAGCGCATGCGCAAGGCGATCATCCGCGTCGACCGTGACGGCACCGCGATCAGTGCCATGGAGGCGGAAGTTCGCAGCTTCCAGACGCAGGTCGACCTCGCGCTGTCCGCCTGCAAGGAGCGTTTCGGGTGAACGACAAGGGCCTCTTTCGTCCCACGCCTGCAGGCTTCGTGCCGTTCGAGAAGCGGGCCGCCGACCTGCTGGACACACTGCTCAAGCGCAACGACGGCAAGCCGGTGTTCATGACGGTGCGCACCGCGCGCAACCCGGAGTTCTCCGCCTTGGCGCACGTGGTGTTCTCCATGCTGGCCGACGGGCTCGGCGTGCCGATGGAGGCGATCAAGAATTATTTGAAGGAGCAGTCGGGGCGCTTCGACCTGACCAAGATGCCGGACGGCACGGTCATCAAGACCCGCCACTCCGTCGCCTTCAGCGCCATGGGCGAGGAACAGTTCCGCGCCTTCTGGGCCGATGCGCTGCCGGTGATCTACGAAAAGTTGCTGGGCGGTGTGCCGTCGGACACCTACCGGGAAATCCTCGAAGTGCTGGGCGGCAACAGGAAGGACTACTGACATGGACATTGCCCGCGCCCGCGAGGCGCTGCAAGACCTGCTCAAGTCGCCGAACAGCACCACGGCGACCCGCTACTACGTCAAGCTGGCGTTGAGCCACCTGCAGGACGAGCCCGCCCATGACCTGCCAATCATCGACCAGATGAAGCGCGACCACAGGGGCGACAAGTGAGGATACCGGAAATCGACATGGATCACGTTGCCATCGCTGCCGTCATCGTCGTCGTCATGTTCGTCAGCATGCGCCTGCTGTACGGCTACTGGCCATGGCGCACACATCCGAGGCTGCGGCGCAGGGCGCAGGTGGCCGACGATCCGCCGCCGGGAAGTTTTGACTTCCAGCCGATACCGGGGACGGTCGGCGTCATCGGCAACGACAACAAGGACAGCTTCGAGCGCCCGCAGCCGACCGCAGGGGGCGACATTGGATCATAGGCAGGAGTTCTCCAAGCACACCAAGCGACTGATCTGGGCGCGGGCGCGCGGCTACTGCGACGGCTGCGGTGCAGACATGAGCACGGGCAAGCGGTGCCAGTACGATCACATCGTCACCTGCGCCAACGGCGGCGACAATTCGGCGTACAATGGGCACCTGCTTTGCATCCCGTGCCACAAGGCAAAGTCCGGTGTCGACGCCAAGCGCGAGGCCAAGGTCAAGCGCATCCGTGATCGTGCTCGCGGCATTTCTCCACGCCGCAGCCGTGGCATTTCTTACCGCAAGTTCGACGGCACCCCCGTCAGGAGGATGTGACCCCATGCCTATCCCACCGTGGCTTGAGCCCTACGTCGACGACCACGATCCGGCCCGCGACAGCCTGACCACCCCGCAGCAGGTGCTGTTCGACACCCTGTGGGACCGCGCCTGCGGCAACGCCACCCCGGGACTGTCGGGTCGCGAGCGCGCCAGCCTGATCAAGTTCTTGGCGTCGGGGCGCGACCCATGAAGAACGGCGACACGCTGCAGGAGACAGCCGCCAAGGGCGTCGAGGCGATCCACACCATCGTCAAGGAGCGCGATGAACTGCTCGTCGGCCATGACCGGATGACGACCGACATTGCCCTACTGCGGCAGAAGTGCGCGCAGCTTGAAAGCCGATTGAGCACGGCGCAGCAGGAACGCGACCACTACATGCGCTTCTCCACCGAACTGGTCGCCGACCTCAACAACATCCAAGGCATCATCCACTCGGCAGTCGCGTCGGCGAAGGCGGAGGCGTTCGCGCCGCCGCAGGTGCCAGCGCCGAGGAAGGCAGAGACGCTGTCGGTTACCGACCAGAAGACCATCGAGAACCTGATCCAGCGGCTGCCGCAGAACAGCGGCAGTGGCGACCCCCGGTTGTAAAATCGGGGTCGGCTCTTTTTGCGAAAAAGCATGTTTTAAAAAAAAGTTCTCCAATCATTTCGGTCGGAACTCCCGGCTAACCCCTTGACGCGCGTCACTCAACCAGCACGGGTATTAGCAATGTGCTAATATACCCTTGACGGTCGGGATGGACCTGACCGAGTTGTTTGAAATCGTAAAGGAGGCAACATGCAGTTAACCCTGCAAGAAGTCGAGAAGCGTCTAAAGCGGTGGCACACCCGGCTGACCCGGGCCAGCAACGAGGTTGCGAAGCTGGAGAAGAAGCGCCGCCGCTTGGCTGGACCCGGTTGGGTCGAGCAGGTGAAGACCTTGGCGGATCGCCCACGCGAGCACACCAAGGTGCGCACCACCAGCGGCGAGGTGGTCGGCGTCAAGACCGACAGCGAAATCCCGCTGCCGGAACTGGATGCCTTCTTCGTCCTGCCCAGCCTGCCGGAAAAGTCGGAGAGTGACCTGACCATCCCGCCGGAACTGAAGCGGACAGAGAAGCCGCTGCCGAAGGCTGGCGACCCCGGGCCGAAGATGCTGTCGGACCTGCTCAACAAGCCGTTCATCGACGCCCGCAAAAAGAAGCGGCTCGATGCACTCGACGAAAAGCGGCGGGGCCGCTCGCGGTTTGGCGCGAGCGACATGCCCCTGAGTGGCCGGGATGCCATCAAGGCCATCAAGGACGCCCGTCGCAAGAAGTAGACTAGCGCCGCCTGCCCCCGCCCTTCGCCGGGCGGGGGTTTTTCTGTTCTCCCTGTTTGGTTACTTCTCTGCCACCTTCCGCTCGTCCGCACCACCGAGAACGGCGGCGATGGCCGTGCAGATGCGGTCGAACTGGCGGCTGTAGACGTCAGCGTCCGCCGCGCTGTCGACAAAGCAGACCTCGATGAGGATCGCGGGGCCTGTCGTCTGGTTGAGGAAGTACAGGTCGGTGCGCTTCTTGGCCCCCCGGTTGATGAAGCCGCAGGCGGCGATGGCCCCCGCCATACGCGCGGCGAGCGACGATTGCGTGACGTAGAGCACCTCGCAGCCCATGGGGCTGGTCGTCTCCACGTAGGCATTGAAATGCACCGATACGTCGAGATCGCGCTGCTCCGAGTTGTGCGCGTCGACGATGGTGGCGAGGTTCTCCGACTGCGAGGTGCTGGTATCGTCGTTGAAGGTGGTCACCTCGACGCCACGTTCCTGCAGTTCCTCCGCCACCTTTTCGACCACGGCGCGGGCGCAGTCGACCTCGTCGAGCACTCCAGAGGCACCCCTGACGTATTTGCCGTGGCCCGAGGAAATCACCACCCGGTCATAGACCTGCGCTTCCGGCCCGCGATGCGTGAACGGGAAGATCACCTCGACAGTCTCGTCGGTCATCAGGCCCAGTGCTTCGAGCACAAAGGGCGACACATCCGCTATGCGGTTCGTGTTCTCGTGCGGTCCCCAGTCTGCCGGGTATGCCTTCATCGACTTGCCGGTCTTGGGATTGCGCACCAGCGCCATTTCCTCCAGCAGCATGTAGGGCGGCGTCTCGTCGTAGTCCCAGCGGCAGGCGATGTAGGGCACCTCCGGGTTGAGCCGTCGCGCCAGCCCGCTGGTCCCTTCCGGCTGGTAGGACAGGAACAGATGCGGGGCTGTCTCGACGTCGTAGATGAAGGCCAGCCCCTCGTCGGCGTCGACGCCATCGTCGTCTGGTCCGCCGAACCAACTGACTTTACCCGTGAGGTTTAGCATGATGACGGGTTCCACTTGAGCGCATCGGCCCGCGCCCGCTGGTAGGCAACAACTGACGCCTGCAGTCCGGCAGACGCACGCCCCGGCTGGCCGTGCGTGTCCTTGAGCCAGCCGGTGAATAGATGCTTGACGTTCTCCTTGAACGCATCGTCAACCGCCGCCAGCACTTGCGCGCGAATGTGAACGCGGTCTTCGTCAGTGACGCAGGTCGGCACTGGCGGCACGGTGCCCTGCGCGTAGAGGAAGGTGCCGACCAGCAGCACGGCAACGGAAATGCTGGCGACTGCCCTGATCATGTCAGGCAGTGAGTTGATATTCTGCCATTAGAGCCTCGCGTCCAGAGCAACAGTAAGACCGGCAACATAGTTTTGCCCCACAGCAATCGCGTTCACATCAATGCGCACATCGCCCTGCGTTGTGGAAGTAAGTGTGTAAGTGCAACCACCTAATGTGGGAGCGTTGCCAATTTGGGCTGCAGTCGGTGCCGCCCGCATTGGCGTAGCGAACTGATTTGAGGTGTAAAGCGCACCTCCAGCAAGCGTTGAATAATAGCCAATAGTACTTATCAACATTCGTTGATAGTATCGCTGACAGATGACGAGCTCCTGATCGAATGGCCGCATCACGAACGGCGAGCGCGCGGCGCTGGGGGCTTCGTTGCCGGGAAGAACGATGACGCCGGTCAGACGAAAAACGTCTGCCGCTGCCGCTACTGCGTTCACCTGACCAGAGACGGCAAGGTAATTGCCGCTTTGCCAAGTGTTCGCGGCGGGGGCTATTAAATTTGAGCCAGCCGCCATCGTAAACGAAAGAAAAATCCCGGCTGTGTTGTCAGTGGTCCAAGCGCCACCAGTATCGCCGGGGATGGTGACGACGTTATACTGCGCAACATCAGCGACGTTGTGCGTGTAGGTTGTGACATAGGAACGGTTGCTTCCCCCGTTGCGCGCGCTAACGCAGTAGAGGCCCGTGCGATGATGCGCCGACCAGAACCCGATGGTGATGGGCTGCGCGTTGGCTGTGCCCCATCCCAGCCGTGCGGCGCGATAACCTTCGATGGGCTGAAATATAAACGCAACATCACTCGCACCCATCGAAGCCTGTGGCGTGGGCACAGTGTAATAAAGATGGCAAGGAAAGCCGGGAGCAATAGACGCGGCACCCTGCAATCCCGAAAGCACCATCGACCCAGCCCAATATATCTTCCAGCCGTCGCACACATAAGTGTTGGCAGTATTGGTGCCGCTCGATCCTTTTTCCTGACTGACCTCAAAGCCGCCGTTGATCTGCAGCCCCCCGTAAGCCATCGCATCGAACGGGGCCGCGTAGGCGTTCTGCCGCGCCAGTTGCTGCTGCGCCGGGGTCCACAGTGTCGCTACGTCGGAGCGCACCGCCTTGGTGTCGACCGGGTGGACGTGGTCCTCGCGCGTGTAGTTGGTGGCAGCGCCCGCCACCGCAGGCGTGTTGTCCATCAGCGGCAGGGCATTGCTGGGCGTGCCCGATATGATGCTGCCGCCGACCGTCGTCCACTTCTCGCCGTCCCACGTGTAGACCGGCAGGCCCGCGACGGCAGGCACCGGGTACTTGTCGCCGTTGGCGGGCGATGAGGGGAAGTCGAGGGCTGCCATGTCAGGTCCCTCCTGCTTTCTTGTTGACCTGCCCCGAGGATGATTGCTGCACCTGCGCCCTGAAGCCGTCCGCCGTCAGCGGCGGCTGCCCCTCCAGTGCGCGCAGGCGGTTCTCGTGGTCGAAGGCCAGTTCCTCTCCCGGCGTCGGTTCGGGTTCTGGCACGGGCGGCGGCACGTAGGGATCGGGTACGCCGCCGTCCTTGATCCACTGTTCATATTCGGCGCGATCACGGTTGGCCGGATCGTTGGGGATTGATGCGCCGTCTTCCGTACGGATGACGACATCGGTGTTGGTGAGTTGGTATTCTGCCATTAGAGCCTCGCGTCTACAGTGATGTTGCCAGTGCTGCCGCCTATCGAAACCACCATTGCCCTTCCAGCAACACCAACAACATTCGTCTGGCAGTCAACTTCAAGAGCAAGTGGCGTGGAGTAGTTGGTTGTAACGCCAGCCGATTGCAGTATTTGGCTTCCATCCAAAAAAGAAATCGTTGCTGGAATAATGACAGTTGGTGATGCTCGCATCGCTACCGGATGAGGAAATCCCATTCTTTGTGCCCACGGTTGAGCACCGCCAGTAACACCCTTTAGGGGTAATATTCCGTTGTAGAAGTAGCGTTTGCAGATCAGCAGTTCGTCTTGATACGCCCGCATCACAAACGGCGATTTCGTCTGCACTGGCGCTTCGTTGCCGGGGATGACGATGACGCCGGTGATGCGGAATTGGTCAGACGTTGCGCCGACACTATTCACTTGCCCCGGCGCGGCCATGTAACTCCCGGCGAGCCATGTGTTTGCTGACGGTGCGGTGACGCCGCTGCCCATGCTCACTGCAAAACAAAGATTTAGTCCAATCGTGTTGTCGATAACCCAAGTGCCAGCCGTGTCGCCGGGGATGGTGATGGTGTTGTACTGAGGAACGTCAGCGGCACTGTGCGTGTAGGTGAAAACGTAAGTGCGGTTGTTTGCGCCGTTGCGGACGCTGCCACTGTAAAGTCCTGTACGGTGATGATTGGACCAGAAGCAGAGTGTGATCGGTTGCGCGTTAGCGGTTCCCCACTGCAATCGCGTACAACGCCACCCCTCGATCAGTTGCTGAACAACATAAAATTCCGCTGCGCCAAGTGATGCCTGTGCCGTTGTAACAGACACAAAAAGCAACCAAGGAAACCCAGCGAACATTGCGTTTGTAAAAATGCCAGCAGAAAGGACCGCAGCCCCGCTGTATGCCAGCTTCCAGCCATCGCAAATGTAAGCTGTCCCTGTTGTGAGGCCAGAACCCTTCTCCTGACTGACCTCCATTGCTCCGTTGATCTGCATGCCGCTGTAGGCCATCGCATCGAAGGGCGCGGCGTAGATGTTCTTGCGCGCCTGCTCCAGTTGCGGAATGGTCAGCGACTGCGCCACGTCGTAATGCACAACGGCACCGGGTGCGGTGTCGACGTAGGCCTTGCTGGCGGCATGCGCGGGTGCGGTCGGCGGCGTGACCACGTTGAGCGGCCCGGCCATGGTGTCGCCCGCCTTGATGACGAAGCCGTTGATGTCCGGCTGCGGCGCGGCAATCACCCACTGCGTCATGTAGCGGATGTAGAGAAGCCCGCTGTCGCTCTCCCACCAGAGTGCCTTATCGGCTGCGCCGACTGGCGGCGTCGGCCCGACCAGCACCACTGCCTGTCCGGCCCCGAAGCGCGGGTCGTCGCCCGCCGCCACGGTGCCCGCCACGGTGCCGACGTCGAGGATGGCCGCGCCCTTCAGCCCGAGGTTGGTGCGCGAGGTCGGCGCACTGAGCACATCGGACAGGTTGGCGGAGCGCAGCATGTCGCCAGCGCCCGACCCGGCAGGTCCCGTCGCGCCAGTCGGACCTTGCGGGCCTGCTGGCCCGGTTGAGCCCTGCGGGCCGGTCAGCCCGGGAGGGCCTTGTGATCCGGTCGGCCCGGTCGGACCAATCGGCCCCCGGATGTCGGTCGCAAGACTGATGTTGGTGACGTAGCCCGCCGGGCCGATGTACATGCCGCTGGGCGGCACGTCGCCCACGCCGCCGGTCCACGCGACCACCTGTATGACCACGCGGTTGCCGTCATTCACCAAGGCGACGACAGGCAGCCACGTGGTCGGGATCGGGATGATCGCGCCGTCGCTGGTGTGCAGCGAGCGGTTGAACCCGTCCTTGAGTTGCGCCAGCGCGTGCCAGATTTTGTCGTAGGCGATTTCCTGATCGCCCGCGTCCATGGTCGACAGCGTCGTGCCGTCGAGGTCTTGGATGAACTGCACGTCGCGCAGGATGGTCAACACCTGCCCCACGTTCGGCGTGAACTGCAGCGTCACCGTCCCCGCCGTCTCGGTCATCGCCCCGGAGAGTTCGTAATGCGCGTGCTCCGTGAGGACGGTTTCGGTATTGGTCGGCGCATCGGTGAGGATGATCTTGACGTCGAGGTTCGACTGGAAGGCAAAGCCGGTCGAGAACACCCGCGTGATGCCGTTGCAGGTGTACTGGACGCGCGCGAGGTCGGACGAGACTGTCATGCGTCACCCCTATTGCGATGGTACGGCAAAGCCGCCCCCTGCGGTTGGATTTCGTCGCGGCACCACTGAGGGCTTGCCGAAGCGGTCGGGCAGCGGGTCCTGCACCGGGCGTTCCATCGCTGTGGATACCGCCTGCTGGCCCTGCTCGATGCCTTGGCCCTGCAGGTAGGTCGGCAGCTTCTGCGTCTCGCGGTGCGCCTGACCTTTCTTGATTTCGTCGTAGAAGTCGGGGTAGCGCGTCTTTGCCTCCGACATGATCTGCTTCTGCGCCGCCTGCCGGTACGCCTGCGCCCACTCCTTGATGAACAGCGACTTGCCGCTGTCGACGCCCGTCTCGCCCGGGTCGCTGCGGGTCTTGTAGATTTGCGAGTAGATCGGGTCCTTGCCGCTGATCACCCGGTTGATGAAGTCCTCGAAGCCTATCTTCTCGCCGGTCTTCGGGTTGTACTTGAGTTCGTTGCCAGCCAGCCGCCGGTACATGTCGAGCACTTCGGGGTAGTCGCGGAAGTTGACGTTCACATTCTGAAACGCTGCCTTCCATGCGATGCGCTCAAGCCCGGTGTGCAGCCGCACCATTTCGTTGAAGGCCGGGTGATCGTTCTGCCAGCTAAGGCGGAACGGACTGACGTAGTTGTAGAGTTGCCCGCCCTTGCCCGCAGGCTGCTGCGCGATTTCGTGACCGAACACGTCGCGCATCGGGATCAGCTTGTCGGACAGGCCGGGAATGTCCTTGTAGAGCAGCGCGTCCATGAAGCTGGCGATCTGCCGCTGCTGCGGGTCCATGGCGTGGCCGACCGACCGGGCAAAGCCAACGCCCGGCAGCAGGTTCATCTGGCTCGATGCGAGGTCGCGGATGTAGGCCCCCATCGCCCCGCCCGCGCCGGTCTTGGCGCTGTCGTTGATGGCACCGAACAGCTTGCCCAGTCCCTGCAGGTAGGACTGGTCGGCGGTCGAGTAGGCGATGATCGAGGACACCGCGCCGGTCCACTCGTCGACCGTATCGAAGGCTTCCGGGTGGACGTCCTTGTTCGCCATCAGTTCGTTGACCGCACCCGCGAAGGCGATCATCGGTGCAAGCTGGCCCAGCCCGCTGATTTCCACGTTCAGCTTGCCGATGCGCACCGACATGGGCCGGATGCCCATGCCCTGCTGCGCTTCGCTGTAGGGCTTCTCGCCGCGCATGGGTCCGGTGAGGTGGCCGTTGTGGGCGAAGTCGTAGAGCAGCGCCATGGCCGCCGACCCGGTCGTCATCTTCGCCAGCGCCAGCGACTGCGCCGCCCCGCCAGCGGCAATGTCGGCCCGCCACTGCTCCAGCGCAGGGGCAATCGGCGAGTGCTCCATCGCCACCCGGAACAGGTTGGTCGGCGTGCGCACGTAGGGCAGCGTCATGTACAGCGGCAGGAAGTTGTTGCGCGCCCGCATGATGTCCGACGCGAACTTGCCCGGGTTGTTGTTGAAGGTCGCGTACATGGCGTGATCGACCGCCGCCAGCTTCACGTTCTCTGGCGGGTTGGAAATCATCTTCGAGACGGCGTCGGCGTAGTCCTTGCCGACCAGACCCTGCGCCATGGCAGCCCGGTGCGCCTGCGCCTCGATTTCCCCGGAGTAGCCGATGACCTTGAAGAAGTCGTCCTCCGCCTGCAGGAAGCGCCCCGGGAGGCGCTGCACGCCGCCGATGAAGTCGATGGCCTTGCCGAACGGGCTTTCGGTGAAGGCCTGCGTGGCTGCCGCCGACAGCCGCCGCTGCTGCGCCACCGAGGCTGCGGACACCCCGCGCGCCTGCGCCTGCTCGATGGGCGTGCCGGTCAGCATCGGCTCGAACTGCCGCTCGCCCGTGGTGAACGCCTTGCCTGCGGTGCGGAACGCCTCGCCCAAGGAGGAAAGCTGGCCGCGCACGTAGGCCATGGCCTCGCCCGGGGCGACGGTTGCCTCCTGCCCCAGTATGGTGGCGAACTTCTCCGCCGCCCTGCGGTC